GGCGTGCGCGGGGCCACCAAGGTGCTGGCCGACGACGGCAGCATCCAGAGCTGGGCGACCAGCGCCGTGCGCGCCGCCGGCTTCGTAGTTGATGCCTTCGATGGTGTTGCCCGAGTGGTCAATATTGTCGGAAAGACGCTTGGCGCCGCCGCCGCGCAAGCCAGCGCGCTGGCCTCTGGCGACATTAAATTGTTCAACGGCATCGCCAAGGAATACCGGGCTGACATGTCCGGCATCCTGGAAAAGCCGCTGTTTTCCGATCGCCTCGAGCAGAATATCGCCGCCATGAAGAAGCTCGGCGATGAAGCCGGCGGCGCGCGCAAGAAACTCAACTTTTCCGGCGGAATCAGCGGAGGCGGTGCCGGCGGCAAAGGCCGGGCAGGTGCAGGTGGTGGCGCTGCCGCCAGCTTCACCGACTACGATCAGCAACTGATTCAGAAGATCGCCAGCGCGATCGAGAAAACCGATGTCGTCAAGGCCGCTGAACTGGTGCGCGAACTGGAAAAGCTAGATCAGCTTGCCGCCGCCGGCCTCGATCCGGCCATCGTCAAGGCCGTGCGCGACGACCTGACCGGCGCCACAAAGGCAGCCGCCGACGAACTGGCGCGCCTCAACGGATTGCTCGACGCGACGCCGACCGGAAAGCTCGACCAGGCGCGCGACGACATGCTGCTGCTGACCAAGGCCCTCGAAGAAGCGCGCATATCCGAAGAGCAGTACCTCGAGGCCGTGACCACGCGCCTCGATCTGGCATCCAGCAAAACCGAGAAAGCGATCGACGACCTCGACGAATTCGCCAAGGCAGCCGCCAAGAATATCGAGGGAACGCTCGCCGATTTCCTCTACGACCCGTTCTCCGATGGCGTCGATGGCATGGTCAAAAAATTCGCCGACGCCATCCGCAAAATGGCCGCCGATGCCTTGGCCGCGCAGCTCGCGCAGAAACTTTTCGGCGCCATGGGCAAGGGCGGTGACTGGGGGTGGGTCGGATCGCTGTTCAGCGCTGCAGCCATGCACACGGGCGGCGTGGTCGGCCAGGATTCCAGCTTTTCGCGCAGCGTGCCGGTCTCGGCCTTCCTCAACGCCCCGCGCTACCACAACGGCGGTTTTGCCGCCAACGAAGTGCCGGCCATCCTGCAGAAGGGCGAACTTGTGCTTACCAAGGACCAGCAGCGTGCCGCAGCGTCCGCATCTTCGGCCGCGCCAGCCCAGAACATCCGCATCGTCAACGCCTTCGATACCTCAGTCGTCGGTGACTATCTCGGCAGCGCCGCCGGAGAGCGGCTGATACTCAATGCCGGCAGCGCAATTCGCGCGCCATGCGCCAGGCAATTGCATGAGCCTGTGGCCATTCGTCCCGCTTAACGAGACCATCGAGGTTCTCGAATGGAAAACGGACGTGCTGCGCGCCCGTGCCGGCGAACAGCGCCAGCGCCTGCGCGAGCGTCCGCGCCGGCTGTGGAGCTTCCGCCACTGGCTCGATGCCGATGGACAAGCCACGGCGCGGGCGCTTGTCCGCAGCGCCACGGCGTTCGAGGTCCCGGACTGGACGCAGGTAATATACGGCGGGCCGGTTTCAGCCGGATCTTCCGTATCCGTCACGTTTTCAACATCCGGGCTTGGCCTTGCCGCCGGGCAGAAGGTCGTATTGTGGTCAGGAATCCTCGACAACGAGGTGTGCACCATCGAAAGCCTGTCGCCAACCGGAATCGTCATTCAGTCCGTCTCCGCCACGCGCGCCGCCACCGGAATCTATCGCGTCGACGGCGCGCATTCAGCCGTCGAACTGACATTCGATCGGCCAGCAGGCCATCTGCAGATGGCGAGCATTACCTTCGAGGCTGCGGCCGTAGAGCAGCACGCCGCCACCACCTATACCCAATATCGTGGGCATGACGTGCTACCGCTGCCGGCCGTAGTCGGCGCCGGCTCGCTGGCCGAGTCGCTGACCTGGCCACGCGAAATCTTCGACAACATGACCGGAATCCCGGCCACCGAAAAGGTACGCGACGTTGCCGACGAAAAGTTCACCATGCGCTGGCATGCCATCCGCCCGGAAGACATCGCCGCGCAAAGGGCATGGATATGCAGCCGCTACGGCCGCTGGCTGGCCTTCTGGCTGCCGAGTTGGCAGCGTGACCTCGCCGCGGCGGCAAATGTCGGGGCATCGGACACGACGCTGCGCGTCTTCGCGCCGAAGGGGGCCACATCGCTAGGCCGCACGACCTGCGACCTGGAGATCGAGACCACCGGCGCCGTCTATCGTCGGCGTATCACGTCTGCCAGCGCCGGGCCGTCGGTGAGCGGTCGGCCGACCATCGACCTGACGATGGATAGTCCCTTTGGCGTTGCCGTGTCCGTCTCGGCTTTCGGAACAATCAGCTACCTGCGTTGCGTGCGCTTCGATGCCGACCGTATCGAATTCCTCCACCGCGCCCGCGCCGGCATCGCCGTATCGGTTCCCTGCATCGAGGTTCCTGTGCCATGACCTACGCAGCCATTGAAACCTCGGTTCAATCCGGGCGTCCGGTTGAACTGTACGAATTCCTCAACGGGACAGAATATTTTCGCTACACCTCGGCCGACGGCGATGTGGCGTATGGCGGCAACACCTATATCGCCGTGCCGATTGCGCGCGGTGCGGTCGAGGCGACCAGCGAGACGGCCCGCCTGGCGCTGGCCATCACCTGCGCCCGCCACCTCGGCGTGCTCGACCTGTTTTCGCTGCTTCCACCGGCCACCATCGTCGCCGTCACCGTCAAGCGCCTGCATGCCGGCGATGGCGAAGCGATCACGCTGTGGATGGGCCGCGTGCTCAATGTGACGTTCAACAACGTCTCTGCCGAGATCCACTGCGAAAGCGTCTACACCTCGGTCAAGCGCGTCGGCCTGCGCCGCCTGTATCAGAAGGGCTGCCCGCACGTCGTCTATGGGCCAGGATGCGGTCTTTCGCGCGCCACGTTCAAGACGACGACGACGGTCTCATCGATCAGCGGAACGGCGCTGACGCTGGCCGGCGTGGGCGCCTTTGCCGATGGCTATTTTGCCGGCGGCTATCTGGAATGGGAAAGCGCCAGCGGCTATTTCGAGCGCCGCGCCATCCGCTCGCAGGTCGGCGCCGTCGTCACCATCGGCTTTCCATTGCCGGGCATCGCCGCCGCCGCCACGGTCGGCCTTTATCCTGGCTGCGACCACACGCTGACCACCTGCATCGGCAAGTTCAACAACCGTCTCAACTACGGCGGCATGCCGCATTTCCCGTCGAAAAACCCGTTCGACGGGACGATCATCTATTGAGGCCGCGCCATGAATTTCGTCTTTCAACTCGTGCTGCTGGTCGCCTCCTACTTCATCAGCGCCGCCCTGGCGCCGAAGCCGCCGCAACCGAAGGCGGCCGCCCTGGAGGATTTCGACATTCCGCTGGCCGAAGAAGGCCGGCCGATCCCAGTGGTGTTCGGTACGGTCATCGTCAAAAGCCCGACCGTGATGTGGTACGGCGACCTGCGCACGACGGCGATCAAGGAAAAGGGCGGCAAGAAATGACGACTGTCCTCCATCGCCACTGCCGGGAGCTTGGTTATTGCAATCGCGGCATGCGCCAGTGGTTCGCAGGCGAGGGTCTGGACTGGGCCGATTTCCTGAAGCAGGGAATAGCCGCCGAACGCCTGCGCCTGACAAACAACGCCATGGCCGCCCGCGCCATCGATCTGGCTGAAAGGGAGTCGCATGGGCAGCGGTAAAAAAGTCACGGTTGGCTATCGTTACTACATGGGCCTCCAGTTCGGAATTTGCCATGGCCCGGTGGATTCGTTGCACCAGATCATCGTCGGCGACCGCGAGGCATGGAACGGCAGCCAGACGACTGGCGGATCGCTCGCCATCGATGCGCCGGAGCTTTTCGGTGGCGACAAGCGCGAAGGCGGCATTGTCGGCGTGCTTGACGTCGCGATGGGCGAATCGACGCAGACCGAAAACAGCTATCTGGTCAGCCAGCTAGGCGCCGCGATTCCGGCATTTCGCGGCATTCTGTCGGCGATCTGGCGCGGCGGTCAGGTATCGTCCAATAATCCCTACGTCAAGCCGTGGGCGTTCCGCGTCAAGCGGATTCTCCAAGGCTGGTCGACGGGCGCCGCCTGGTATCCTGAAAAGGCCGAAATCCCGCTGCTTGTCGAAAGCAATTCATATTCCGGCTATCTGTCGCATGTGACCGCATCGAACCAACTGACCGGGCAGCCGTATCCGTCAACGGATATTCCGGTTCCCGTGATGACGAATGCGACGGTGGAAGACATCGCCAGGGCAGCGGTCGATACTCGCAACACAAACTACATCGCTGGCGCTGGTCCGAGTGCGCAGCAGGTCTATTACATTTCGTCGTCATACAATCCGTCGACGAAAATAGTCTCCGCAATCGGAAACGACACCGGCAACAATTATCCACCGGGAACGACCGTCGCATCGGTTGGCGAAGTTGAGATGATCTGCGCTTCTGGCGGTGCCTCGTCGTGGGATGGGTCAGGCGTTGTCTGCAGCACGTCGTCATCAATCGGGGCAATGAACCCGGCGCACATCATTTATGAGTGCATTACCGACAGCGCCTGGGGCATGGGTTATCCGACGTCATCGATCGATAGCGCATCATTCACGGCGGCTGCCGATGCGCTCTACGCAGAAGGGTTCGGCCTGTCGTTTCTCTGGAGCCAGCAGGAAACCATCGAAAACTTTGTGCAGATAGTGCTCGACCACATCGGCGCGCTGCTCTATGTCAGGCCGGACACGGGCGCTTTCGCGCTCAAGCTGATCCGCTCGGATTATGACCGGGGAACGCTGGCGCAGTATGGCCCGGGAAACCTGATCGCTGCCGAAGATTACCAGCGCCAGGCATGGGGCGAGACAATCAACGAAGTGACCGTCATCTATACGGACCTGCACACCGGGAAAGATTCCACGGTAACGGCGCAGGACATGGCCAATATCGAAATCCAGGGCGGTGCAGTCGCGCAAACGCGAAATTATCCGGGCATCCAGACGTCTACGCTGGCGCAGCGCGTGGCGATGCGCGATATTCAGTCGGTGTCGACGCCGCTGGCCCGCATCAAGCTGACGGCAACGCGGGCGGCATGGCAGGTATTCCCCGGCGATGTCTTCCGGCTGACCTGGCCGGAATACGATATTGACGATGTGGTCTATCGGGTGCTGGCCGTCAATCGCGGCACGCTGCAGGATGGCGCCATCGTTATCGATGCGGTCGAAGATGTATTCGGCCTGCCGACCAATACCTATCTGGCAGAGCAGCCCGGCGAATGGGTCGAACCTTCCGGCGACGCCGCCGCCGCGCCCTACCGGAAATTGCTCGAATCGCCGTATTGGGATTTGGCGAGAAATCTTTCGGCGGCCGATCTCGATTATGTCGATCCGCTTGCCGGCTATCTGGAAACGCTGGCCGTTCGGCCCAATGGCGTGGCAATCAATTACGGCATCCACGCCCGCACCGGCGCTGCCGATTATGCCGAAATCGGCAACGGCGACTTCTGCCCGTCGGCAACGGTGGTCGCTGCGTTAAGCAAGACGACGACCGCCATCTCCCTTGAAAACGCCGTCGATCTTGATCTCGTCGTCGCTGGCGGCTATGCGGTCATCGATGCCGAGTATGTGCTGGTTTCGGCCATCGATGCCGTGGATGGGGTGGCGACGATCTCGCGGGGCGTGCTCGATACGGTTCCGACCGAGCATGCAGCGGGCGCCCGTATCTGGTTTGCCGATTCGTGGCAGGGGGTTTCCTCGACGGAATATGCCGATGCCGAAGCGATCGACGTCAAGCTGCTCACGGCCAGCAGCAGCGGTGCGCTGTCGCTCGCCGCCGCGCCGGTCGATAGCCTGACCTTCGACCAGCGCCATTACCGGCCCTATGCGCCCGGCAAGGTGCTGGTCAATTCGGGCGCCTATCCGGAATGGATCGATGGCTCGGCGGCGCTGGCGCTTTCCTGGGCGCACCGTGACCGCCTGCTGCAAACCGCCTACATCGTCGAGCAGAGCGAGGCGAGCATCGGGCCGGAAGCCGGCACGACTTACAACCTGCGCATCTATGGCGAGGAAGACGACCTGATCAAGACGTTTTC